TTCCCAAAAGTAAAGCAAAAAAGAAGAAGGCAAGCAAGGAAGATCCCAAGAATATGATGAGCCTTCCTGACTTTGCAGAGAGGATAGGAGTCTCTCCTTCAGCGGTCTACAGGATGCTGAAAAAATATCCCAAAGATTTTGAAATAATTCTCAATGACAAAGGGAAGAGAAGAATAGACTACAATAGATATGCTGGTCTATACAGGAAGCTCAGCAGAGTCCCCAAGAAGAGTCACATAGATCCTGAGGATCTCACCTCAGGGATGGAGCATGAAGGAGGAGAGGCTGAGATCTATGGAACAGCCAGAGCTCAGAAGGAACACTATAAAAGTCTGACAGCCAAGCTGGAATATAGAGAGAAGATAGGGACTCTTGTGAATGCTAATGATGTGAGGAAGGCATGGACTCACATTGCAATCAATGTCCAGAAGGCTGTCCTTGCAGTCCCGGAGAGGGTGGCTCCCTTGGTAGCTGGTATCAAGGATCATAAGAAGATCAGGATCAAGATAAGAGATGAGCTGAAGTATGCTCTTAAAAATCTGGCTTATGATCTCAAGGCTGTAGAGACTGAGGACCTTGGAGGGTCTGATGAATGACATGATCACAGATCTGATCTATGACTTCAGTGAAGCTATGATCCCACAGGATGATCTCACCTTGACAGAGTGGTCTGATAGATACCGCTTCCTTCCCAGTGAGTCAGCCTCAGAGAGGGGACCTTGGAGGACTTCAAGATTCCCCTTCCTCAAGGAGATTATGGATCTTATGGGACCTGAGTCAGAGACTGAGCAGATAGTAGTCATGAAGGGAGCTCAGCTTGGACTCACAGAGGTTGCAATAAACTGGATTTTTTATACTATTGACTATGATCCTGCTCCTCTTCTTTATGTCCAGAAAACTATTGACACTGTGGAGAAGTTTTCAAAGCAGAGATTTTCTCCATCTGCTGAAGTATGTCCTATCATCCTTGACAAAATAGGAAGACCAAAGAGCCGGGACTCAGGGAATACTATCAGACTCAAGACCTTCCCCGGAGGGATCATCATCCTTGGGGGAGCTAACTCAGCAGCCTCTCTCCGGTCCATGCCAATAGAGAGATTGATACTGGATGAGGAAGAGTCCTATGATGCAGATCTTGAAGAAGAGGGAAGTCCTTCAGAGATTGCCATCAGAAGGACAGCCAACTTCCCAAAGAGAAAAATATTCAGACTGTCCACTCCAGCGATCAAGGAGACAAGCAGGATAGAGCCTCTCTTTGAAGCAGGAGATCAGAGGAGATACTATGTCCCTTGTATTCATTGCGGTCACTATCAAGTGATCTACTGGAGACATATCAAGTATGAGGAGAAGAAGACTGAAGCTCTGACTCTGGACACTGTTCATATGGAGTGTGAGTCTTGTCATAAAGAGATCCCGGAGAGATTCAAGACAGAGATGCTGGAGAGAGGGAAGTGGAAGGCTGAGAATAAAAATGGGAATTATCCCAGCTTTCATATCTCTTCACTCTATACTCCTCTTGGATTTTACTCTTGGAGAGATGCAGTCAGATCATGGCTGAAGGTCCAGAAGACAATGGACAAGTCTCTTCTCAAGGTATTCATCAATACTGTCCTTGGAGAGACCTTCTCTGAGGCTAATAAGACAATAGAAGCCACTGGTCTGATGAAGAGGAAGGAAGCCTATACAGATCCTATCCCTGATGGAGTGCTGGTCCTGACTGCTGGAGTGGATGTTCAGAATGACAGGCTTGAGGTGGAGGTGGTAGGCTTTGGTAAAAATCAAGAGAGCTGGTCTATAGACTATACAGCTTTCATGGGAGATACAGAGCACAGCTTTGTATGGGAACAGCTTGATGCTTATCTCCAGAGGACTTGGAGTCATGCTTCAGGTCTGGAGATGAATCTTGCTCTTGTGGCTATTGACTCTGGACATAGAGCCAGAGTAGTGTATAATTTTTGTAAGACCAGAGAGCATAGGAGAATATTTCCAGTGAAGGGAAGAGATGGCTGGGGCTATGGTTATATTAAGAGACCATTGAAGAGGAATGAGGACAAGGTCTATCTCTTCCTTGTCTATGTGGATGAGGTGAAGTCAAAGATCTACTCTCACCTCCAGATCTCAGAGCCCGGAGCAGGATATTGTCATTTTCCTGAGAAGCCAGTATATAATCAGAATTATTTTAAGATGTTGACATCAGAGAGACTGACTACAAAAAAATACAGAGGGAGGACAGTGCTCAGATGGGATCTTCCTCAAGGGAGAAGGAATGAAGCTCTTGATTGTCGAGCTTATGCAATAGCAGCACTCAATATTTTAAACCCTAATTTTGAGATGCTGGGAGATAAGGGTCCAATGGTGGTCAGTGATAGCAAGCTCAGAAAAAAGAAGAGAAGGACAAGGCAAGTATCAAAGGGAATAGGATGAAGGAGGTGAAGTATGTCAGAGATAAATCTGAATGATGAGACCCCTGAAGTCAATGATCAGGATGTAGGAGCAATCATAGGAGACTCTCCCAGTGAGGGAGGTCCAGAGATACGAAAACTATTAGAAGAGAGAGGAGATATGGATGGCTTCAATCACAATAGCTGAAGCAAGGAATATGCTGGCTCTGTATATTGATGCAGAGAAGAAGGTCCTGCTGGGTCAGGAGTATACTATCAAGGATAGGACTCTCAAGAGAGCTGATCTGAGATACATTGCTGAAGAGAGGAAGAAGTGGCAGACCTTAGTTGACCAGCTTGAGAGTGGAGCTGGGATGAAAGTCAAGAGAGGTCTCCCAAGAGATATATAGAAAAATTGTCCAATATATGCTATAGACTTGATTTCTAATTCTATATATTGTATGATAGTGATATATGGGACATAATCAGAAGAAGTCAGGATCTGCTTCCTCAGGGAAGCCACTTGTCAAGCTCACTGCTCTTGATAGAGCTGTGAGCTTTTTTTCTCCCAAGGCTGGACTGGAGAGAGTCAGAGCCAGAGCAGCTATGACCTATCTTGAAGGGTCTGGGTATATCACCTCATCATCATACAAGAGATCTATGAGGGGCTGGAATCCAGCTTCAGGATCTGCTGATGATGATACACTCCCCAAGCTGGAAGCCTCAAGAAGAGACTCCAGAGATCTCTGTATGAATTCTCCTCTTGCTGTAGCTCCTCTCAGGAGACAGCTCACCAGTGTAGTAGGCTGGGGACTGACTATGCAGAGCAGAATTGATAGAGAATATCTCAAGATGGATGATGATGAAGCTGACAAGTGGGAGAGGAATACAGAGAGGGAATTTGCTCTATGGGCTGAGTCTCAGCTCTGTGATGCTTCAAAGTCTCAGACCTTCTATGAGCTTCAGAGTCTTGTATTCTATAACACTCTTCTGAGTGGTGATGTCTTTGTGGTCCTCCCTTTTATCAAGAAAAATAATACACCATACAGCTTGACTCTTAAAGTGGTGGAGTCTGACTATGTCTCCAATCCGAATATGAGCATGGATAATAATTCAATAGCTGGAGGGATCAAAGTAGATAAGAATGGAGCTCCTGAAATTTACTACTTCAGGAAGTCTCTCACTCCTTTTATTCTTCCCGGTCCATCTCCTTCTGACAAGTGGACTCCTGTGGATGTCTTTGGGAGAAGGACAGGGAGAAGAAATGTCCTTCACCTCTATCATAAACTGAGACCGGGACAGAGGAGAGGGATGCCAGAGCTGGCTCCTGTAGTAGAGCTCCTCAAGCAGATGAGTAGACTGACAGAGGCTGAGCTGATGGCTTCAGTGATAGCTTCTTTCTTCACAGTATTTATCAAGACTAATCCCTTGACTGGAGGACTGGCTGAAGGCTTCACTCCTGCTGAGAAGGTTACTGATGAGGATGTCAATGCTGCTGATGAGAATGTCTATGAGATGGGATCTGGAAGCATTATAGAGCTGGGAGAAGATGGTCAGGATATTTCTATTGCAGATCCCAAGAGACCTAATGACAGTTTTGAGCCCTTCTTCCTTGCTATGGTGAAGCAGCTTGGAGCAGCCTTGGGAGTCCCATATGAGGAGCTCATCCTTCACTTCAGCTCTTCATACAGTGCTTCCAGAGCAGCTCTTCAGGAGGCTTGGAAGTTCTATAGAGAGAGAAGGGTGTGGCTTGCCAGATCCTTCTGTATTCCTGTATATCAGGAGTGGCTCAGTGAAGCTGTATCCATTGGAAGGATATCAGCTCCGGGCTTCTATGACGATCCTTCTATTGCTAAGGCTTGGGGAGGATCTGCTTGGGAAGGACCGGGACAGGGTCAGATAGATCCTCTCAAGGAGACCAAGGCTGCTGACATGAGGATCCAGAGACTTCTTTCCACTCATCAGGATGAATATACAGCGATACATGGAGGAGACTGGGAGAGCTCTCTCAATAGATCTGCAAGAGAGAGAAATAAGATCAAGGAGAAGGATCTTGTCTATCCAGTGCCTCAGAGCAATAGCTCCAATGAAGTAGTGGATGGGATAGAGGAAAATAATTCTGATTGACAATAGGGAGATATAAAATGCCTACACCTAAGAAGAATGAAACTGAGAAGGACTTTGTTAATAGGTGTATTCCTTATGTAATAAAGAATGAAGGTGAGAAGCCAGACAGAGCTTCAGCCAAGTGTCATGGAATTTGGAAACAGCACCAGAAGAATGGTGAGGAAAATATGGAAGCTGCCAATGGAGACAGAGATCCTGCAAGAGTCCAGACTCTTGTCATGAATAAAGAGAGATTCAGGACAAAGACTGAAGCAAAAAAATGGGCTAAGGATAACGGATATAAGTCTAATGATGTGAGGGAGACTACAAGATCATGGAGACTCAGACAGAGACCTGTGGGAGACTTTGTGACAGGATCCTTCAGGACCATAGACTTCACTGATGGAGTGGTCTCAGTTATTGGAAGAATAAAAGGAGAATAATATGAGCAGAGTGACAGAGTGGATCATGGATCAGAGATGGGCTATCCTTCCAGCTACATTGGAAGCCATCATCAAGATAGCTGGAGATCCTGAGAAGGTCCCTGAAGCTATAGCTGCAAAGCTGGGAGGGAAGCTGGAGAATACTGATAGGACTTCCTTCAGGGATGGGATAGCTGTGATAGATGTCCTTGGTCCTATTTTTCCCAGAGCTAATCTTCTGACAATGATGTCAGGAGCTTCTTCTATTGAGACTCTGTCTACAGATTTCAATTCTGCTCTTGAGAATCCAGATGTCAAAGGGATCCTCTTTAATATTGACAGTCCCGGAGGTGCTATCACAGGAGTCTCTGAGCTTGCCAATATGATCTATGAAGCCAGAGGGACCAAGCCTATCAAATCATACATATATGGGATGGGTGCTTCTGCTGCTTACTGGCTGGGCTCTGCTGCTGATGAGGTGATCATGGGAGATACTGCTGAAGCTGGGAGTATAGGTGTAGTGGCTACCTATACTGATAGGAAGGAACAGAATGAGAAGGCTGGTGTCAAGAAGATTGAGATAGTCTCATCTATCTCTCCTCATAAGAGACCGGATATGGCTACTGAAGAAGGAAGAGGGAAGATACAGAGAATTGTGGACAGCATTGCTGATGTCTTTGTCACTTCTGTAGCTTTACAAAGAGGGACAAGATATGACACTGTCCTTGAAGACTTTGGGAAAGGTGATATGTATGTAGGAGCTCTCTCAGTAGGTCAAGGCTTGGCTGACAGGCTTGGGAGCTTTGAGTCTTTAATAAAAGAGATGTCAAGCAGTAAACAATTAACAACACAAAAACACTCAAAGAGGAGGACCAGTATGAGTGAGGAACATGGAAGCACGGTCACAGTGGAAGCTGTGAGGGAGTCTTCTCCTGATACTTTTTCAGCTATCAAGGAGATAGGTAGGAAGGAAGGTCTTGAGGAAGGGATCCAGCAGGAGAGATCAAGGATACAGGATATCCAGTCTATAGATCTCCCCGGCTCTGCTGATATTATTTCTGCTCATCTTTATGATGAGGGAATGACCAAGGACAAGATGAGCACTCTCATCCTTGAAGATCAGGAGCTCAAGAGGAAGGCTGCTGCTGATCAGATCAAGCAGGATGCTGAGGAAGCTGCTGACCAGACTGAAGGACAGGAGCAGGGTGGAGAAGGTGATGAGGCTTCTCAGGATGCTGCTGATGTAGCTCTGATGATTCAGGGTGGAAATGAAGGCAAAGCAAGCAAAGAATAGATCTGATAAGATCTGATTTTTGTCCGTTGACAAATAAGAGATATATAATTTTTCACAAAAAATTGGAGGAAAAAAATGGCTGATCTTGGTACATTTAATGCAGACAATCTCATTGCTGGAGATTATCCTCTTGCCACAGAGGATGTCCTTGTGGCTTCAGGTTCTCCTGTGAGGGGAAGTATCATGGGAAGGATGAAGGTATCTGTCCCCACTACTGGGACCGCTGCTGGAGGTAACACTGGAAATGGGACCTGCACTGCTGTCACTGGTGGAAAGAAGACAAAGAGAGGGACCTACACTGTGACTTGTGTAGTGGCTATCACTAACGGTGGGACTTTTGAGATCACTGATCCTGATGGGTCTTTTGTCGGTCAGGTGGT